GATGGAAACAAGATGCGGTAGCCCGTCCTTGTATTCGATGGTCACTGGTTCGCCGTCAGCATCGATGGTAACTGTCTCGCTTTTGGTCAGTAATCTTTGGCCCTTGCCAAGCCCCAAGCCCACGCCGTACATATCGAAACATGGTTCGCACATATTGGCCCACGGTCCCATCATAGTCTGACCATCGGCATATGCTGGCGTAGGTTCCTTGCAAAAATCGCAATTCGGTATCTTGTCTACTACAACGGACGTTGTCATGCTTCATCCTCGTCTTCGATGGTGTCTACCAGAGTCTCGGTGACGTTACAGTCCCCAGCCATCTCATTCAATAAAGTGTCTGCTCCCCAGTCGGCTGGCGTTGTTCTAATGCCGGTATAGCTTCGCGCATAGAAGTCTTGGTGTGTAACAAAGCCCTCTATCTTGATGCGGTAAACTTTGATGCTCATGGTGTCTCCTTCTTCTATTTTGTGCGGGTTCCAGGCTAGGCTATCGGTACAGGTTGGCCGGTGTGCTTGTTAATCAGCCGGACTCCAAACTCATCAAGGGTGGGTCCGAAATTATCCCAGATGGCCTTCATCAGCCGGGAGTAGCGTGGCCCATCTCTGAGAGCGGAATCGTTCACTGACCGGAACCGTATGCCCCATTGGTCATCCACGTAGCCTTCCACGCCGTAACGCTCTATCACATCGTGGAATGCAGGCTCAGGGAAAAGCGTTGTCAGTGCCCGGTTCCAGCCAGCCAAGCTGGCGGGGCTGACTGCAAAGAAATATTTCTGACGCTTCAACATCCCCATGCTGTTGGTCGCGCTATGCCTCGGTATCATGGCATTCTCCCGGCTTCAAGTTTTTTCCGTAGGACTAGGTCGTGGCGTTCCTTTGCTTTTGGGTTGCGGTGTTTCCAAAAGTACCCGATGCCAGTCCAATTCAAGGTTATGGGTTGGCCGCAACCGTCGCAGGTTTTACGCCTTGCCTTGCCTTTGCTCATGGTGCTCTCCTTGCTGTTTAGATTAGAGTTATGCGAAAAATTCATCCAAGCCGCTGATGATGCCATCCACCTTATCTTCGATGTCCTCATCTGTTGCCAGGTCTTGCTCGTTTAGGTCTTTGAGTCTCCAATAGGCATCCTCTAGTATTTCAAACAGCTTGGCTGCTTCGGCTAGCGTCTGCGCGTGATGGGTCACTGTGGGCTGTGCCGGAATTGTTTCTGGAACCAGCCCGGCAACCGCCGCCGCTGCTAGTGGGTCGCGTGTGTCAAAGTTTGCCATGATGTTCTCCTTGCTGATTTAGATTTGGGTCTGGAAAATTCCAAGCATTCCCCGGCAGGGAATCGGGTCGGCATAGGCTACCGGGTCGGATAAGGTGATGCCTGTTGGACCTTCAAACCACGGCGAGTCGGATTCTGTGACTACGCCGGTTATCGTGGCCTCGCCGACCAGACAACCCGTCGGCAGGTCTGACGGGATTGAAATCCCCAGGCTGGCTATGTACGCCCGTTGGGCAGGGAATCGGCTTGTATCGCCGTCTCTGCGCTTTCCTGCGTGTATCCTGACGCGCCCCCGGTGCTTGTAGTTCCACCGGGAGCGGTTCTCCAAGTCTTTGCCTTGACCGCTAACAATTAGCCACGCCCAAGGCTGTTGGATGCTGATGGTCTCCACGATTACCACCAGGCAACGAACTGACCGTGTTCGTCGTTGATTTTGATGTTCCATAGGACGCAATTGGTATCCAATTCGTAGGCGTCTGGGCACTGTTGGGCGTGGTGCCCGGCGCAGACTGTGGTATATGTCCAATCGCCGCCGTTGTTTACTTCGCCTACTGATAGGTCAATGGCCGCTTTTTCTGCGTGGTATTCGTTGAATGTTTGCATTATTCGCCGTCGCTCACGAACTGCGCCCAGCCTCCGGCGTAATGGCGGTTGATGCCTGCGTGTACCTGTGCGTCTGAAAGTCTGGGAATGTCGTCGCCGTCAATGTCGCCCCATAGGCACTCAGATATCCAAACTCGCGCCTGTTCTAGTGTGTCCATTTTGAGCATCTCCAAGTGTAGATTTTCCGGCTTTAATCCAACCGTCCCATAGGCGCAGATTCAGCCTCTGCGCCTATGAATCAACGGATTAACTATTTAGTTCTATAACCTTGCCATCGACAATTTGGGTTGCCAGTCTCACGACGAATCCAGTATCATCCTTGCGCGCTTTTGGACCTTTCACTTTTAGCCCTACGATTACGCCCACGCCATCCGTAAACCGCAAGTCATGCTCATCACCGTTAATCACTGGCAACCCTAGCCACGTAGACGGTATTACATCGAACACCACAGCGACATTTTGGCCAGACGTTACAAGTTCAATCACCAAATCATCAGGCGTATTCTCAGAGCGGGAAAATGTCAGGTGATAATTGCTAGGCATGTTGCCTACTGCGTGCTGCCTGGCGCGTTTTACGCTTTTTGTGTAGTCGTAAAATTGCACGTCTGGGAATCGCTCAGGCATGGACTGGCCGTCAAACCGGATATGTTCCCAGGCATAATCTGTAGTCCCATTCAGACGTTGCGCAGACTTTAAGCCTTTTTTGCTATCGCGTTTGATATTGGTCTCAGTTTCAAGGATTAACTTTTCACCGAATGCCTGACGGTCGTCATAGAAGAGGCTCGAACGGTATTCCCGCGCAGCCTTGACCATAGGCATTCTTCCAGTGGTATCAATGCAGATATTCGCGCAGCTGGTAGCATCAGGACAGGCGTTATGTCCGGATTGCATAGCAGGCAAGGCGTACATGATAGATGTGCGGTATTCGTCACTGTGGGCATTTGATTTTTCAATCTTCATGGATGTTGTTAATAGTTCAGTCATTTTGGGCACTCCAATTAATTCTTGTAAATTTATGGGTGACTGCTAGCTAACAGTAGGCTAGCTAGCAGATAACCCAGAAACTAGGCTGATTTAGCGTTCAAGGTTTCGCAGGTTCCATCTTCAAACCCATCGTTAAACATTTCTGCGTGGCAGCGTAGATATAATTCCTGGTAAACAATTAATTGGTCGTTTATTGGTTCTGTAAGCGTCACCCAATGCTCAACTACTACGAAACCTTGATGTAAGGCTGTTGCGGAATCAACGCCTAGTTTTTCTAATTGTTGGCCGATGGCAAGAGATGCGGTCACTATTTCGCTATCGCTAATTGTGTCTGCTTGCATTATTTCGTTAACTCCTTGTTTGTTTGTTGCCTGGGGCTAGAGCATAAGTGGTATTTATACCCAATGCAAGACCCAATCTATACACGCCTACACAGGCACAAGCTATCAGAATACTTAGGGCAGCAAAGTAGGGCAATATCTCAAAAAAATGGTTTGGCAAGCCTTAGCAGGATGCCATCTGGTAAAATGTGACCATGGTAACTAAGTTAACAAGCAAGCAATTGGGTTTCGTAGATAGCATAGTTAACGACCGTATGTCGCAAGCTGCAGCTTATCGGGCAAACTATGACGTTGAGAATATGGCTACGCCGTCAATCCAAATGGAAGCTACCAGGTTAGCGGCTCACCCTAGGATTGCCCTATTGATTGCTAGTAAACGAGAAGCTATTGAGGCTGTGGGGCTATGGTCTAGGCAAGAGGCTTTCACTGAGACCTTGACCAATTTGAGCCTAGCCCGCGCATCCAACCAACTCGGCCCGGCAAACGTTGCCGTCAAACTAGGGATGGAATTGGCAGGCTTGAACCAACCAACCACGTCACCCGGCAACGTTGCCGTGACTACCATAGTCATTAATAAGAGCTACCATGACGGCCTAGGCGAGCCTGACAGCCTCATTGTTGACGTTGAAAGTGAGCTAGTGGTGGAAGTGGTGGAAGACGTGGAAATGGACGTCTAGAATCGACGCAGACGCAGCAGCAGCGGTAAACTGACAGCCGGGGTAGACGGCATGGGGGTACCCCCCGGCAGGGCTTAGCCGTACCTGGCAGGAGCTTCTATGAAGACCGACAATATTTTTCCCCAAAATGACGGCCTGCCCGATGGCCTGCCAGACGGCATTGACGACCACGACCCACTGGGCGACCTGCAACGAGAGATTGCAAGGTTGCTGGCCGAACTTTCCGAAGCTAAACATGCCAGAGCCAAACTTGGTTTAGAAAAGCATCGTAACGCCGTCGAGAGCTTCAATGATTGGGAGGCTGCAATATGACAAGTGGTGAGTCGAGTGATTGTCCAAATGATGTTCATCTAATATTCTGGGATACTGAGGAAGAGTTTCCACCTGCTGGTTTATACACATGTAGTGATTGCGGGATGGTTATACCGGTTAGTTCGGAAGACCCAGGTGTGTTTGAAGTTGGGTACGTAGAGGAATTTACTGGGAGATGCTTCGGTTGTGGCTCTCCACTTGATGACCACATATATTTCAACGACTATTGGATATGTGGTATTGACCCAAGACCGATGCTTGAAGACAAAACTGGTACATAATAATAATTTGTTATCATGTTAGAATAAATCAACCAGTTTTCTTCTGATTCTTTGCCTTGAGATTGTTTTTTGGTAACAAATTCGCCCGAAGTTAAGCCTTTTTACCAAATATCTGACGGTCGCCTTGATATTAACCCTCATCCCGGCCAAACCCAGGTGCTTGACGACCCTGCTCGTGTAGTTTGTTTGCTATGTGGTTCTCAGTACGGGAAGACTACTCTTGGTCCAGTCTGGCTTCACCAAGAGATGCAGCAACGTGGGCCGGGTGACTATCTAGTTGTCACCAGTACGTTCCCTCTTTTACGGAACAAACTCCTTCCTGAGCTTCAGAAGTACTTTGGGCATTACCTAAAGTGGGGTGAGTGGAAGGCTGCCGAACGTGTGTTTGAGTCTTACGAGAAGATTGACGGTGCGTCTGCGTACCGGATTATCGTTGGTTCAGCCACATCTCCTGAGTCTCTTGAATCAGCCACAGCGAAGGCGGCGTGGCTTGACGAGGCTGGACAGCACCAGTTCACCAGAGAAGCGTGGGAAGCCATCAACAGACGTGTCACGATTAACCGTGGACGTATTCTCATCACCACAACACCGTATGAGTTCAACTGGTTCAAGACTGAGATTTATGACCGTTGGAAGCAAGGTGACAAGAACATATCGGTGATTCAGGGTGATTCCATTGATAATCCGGCCTTTCCTATAGAAGAGTATGAACGCCAGCGTGGCTTACTGCCCCGGTGGAAGTTCAATATGTTCTTCCGAGGACAGTTTGAGAAACCTGCTGGGCTAATCTATGACGCTTTTGACGATAATGTTTGTTTGATTCCTAGGTTCACTCTTCCTGAATCGTGGCCCCGGTACGTTGGGCATGACTTTGGCCCGAACAACACAGCCGCTGTCTGGTACGCACAAGACCCTGGTACAGGATTTCTGTATGTTTATCGGACATACCACGACGGTGGACTCAGTGCCTATGACCACGCTCAGAAGTTTAAGCAGATGTCAGTTGGAGAGAACATCATTAAGCGTGTTGGTGGTGCGTTGGCTGAAGATGGCTGGCGTGAAAGCTTCACAGCCGCAGGTTGGCCTATCTCCAAGCCTAGAGAGCGTGGCGTTGAAGTTGGGATTAACACCGTTTATGGCTGGCACCAGCAGAACAAGTTATTCGTATTCAATGATTTGTCAGCATATTTAGACGAGAAGCTCAGTTACTCACGTAAACTCGACGACAACTATGAGCCAACCGCAGTGATTGAAGATAAGTCCACGTATCACCATATGGACGCAGAACGATATATCCTATTGGACCTTGGCCCCGAGAGGGCGGTTTACAACACCTCGGCCAAGATTGTCAGTCACCAGAACAAGTTCACGCACCAGTCTAAACCCATGGATTTTAGTGATGTTCGGACAAATGACCGAGCGTCCGTAAAGAGGCACTGATGGTACACAAAACCGTAGATGAAATTATAAAAGTAGTTAATCAGAAGGAAATGGATACGCGGAGACTGCGAGAACGTCAGGACTTTGACTACTCTATGTGGCGTCTGGACAACTATTCTGGGCCGAACAACGGTAGCCTGGACGGTTATCTGACGTACACGACTAACGAACCCAGGACATTTGCTCGTAAGATGGTATCCATTACGTCTGGCGCACAAATGACCATCAAGGTTCCTGCCGAAGCCAACCAATCAGACGGTCGTTCTGAACGAGACAATAATACTTCTAAGGAAAGGTTTATCCTTGGAAACTTTAAATCAAATGATGAGCGGCTAACATTAGCTGACCGTCCCCCACTAAGAGACACAATTTCTTGGCACTTGGCTATACGTGGAAGAACCTTTGGACGAGCCATGTTGGTCAAACGAGATGGCAAGGTTTGGGCTGACGCTACACCATGGGACCCTAGAAACGTCATGTGGGAGACTAATGAAGACGGTCTCCTGTGGGCTTGCCACAAGTACTACCGTTTACGTTCTGAGGTTGAAGAAACCTACAATGTTAAGAAGTTTGCAGACGATAGTAAGGGCAACGACCTAATCATTGTCTATGATTACTACGACAGAACCCACAATACCTTGGTTATCCCTTCTATTAAGGAAACACCAATCTTCCGACGTAGACACAATATGGGTAGGGTTCCTTGTTGGAATATGGCTTCCACTCTTCAACCAATGGTCATGTCCATAGTATCTGAAGGAAAATTCGGAGAACAAGCATCGGGAGCGGCGTTTGGCCCCGACTTAGGCTCTCTGAGTGCGGAACACTTTGGTTCTTCCATGTCTGACTATGGTGAGAGCATCTTTGCTGAGAACCGAGGCCAGTACGAAACCCACAACTTCATGATGTCAATTTTGAAGAACATGGCCGCGAGAAGTTTGAAACCAGTCTTCGGTATCAGAAGCCGTGACGGTGTGAAGATGGTTGAGGGGGACCCATACCAAGACGGTGCAGAGATTCCTTTGGCTGAAGGCGAGGAACTGATTACCTACGACTTCCTACGTTCTGCCCCTGATTTGCTGACTTACGAGACAGTTGTGTCAGGAGCCATGCAACGTGGTGGTCTGCCGGTCATTATGTTTGGAGAGACACCAGCCGCCATTTCTGGCTTCGCCATGCAAAACCTAAAGGGTGGAGCCTCTGACAAGGTCGTGCCCCTCGTACAGGCTCAGGAGATTGCTCTGAAGCAGATTGGGAACAACTGGAGCGACCATTTCAACACTGGGGCGTTTGGACAGGGCTTGGAACTCAACGGCCAAGACCACAACCGTAACTGGTTCTCGGGCGAGATTACAGTAGAGGAAATACGTGACCTTCCTCAGGCTGAGATAGTTCTGGTCCCAGAGCTTCCCGAAGACCAAGCTGGCAAGGTACAAATGGCGGCGGCTCTATCGGCACCAATGGCTGATGGATTGCCCACTTTATCCAGGCGGGATATACTTGAAGACGTATTGGAACGTCAAGACCCTGACGCTGACATTGATAAGGTCATGGAACAAATGGCAATCGAGTTCCCCCTGGTCAAGGCTCATAGAATGGCTGACTCCCTATTTAAGATGGGTGATGTTGAAGGTGGGCAGTACTGGCAGGCCATGTGGCAGAAGCTGGTACAGGAGTTCTTCCAAGCTGGTGGGCAGATTGAGAATCCAATCGCTCCTGGTGAGGGAAACAATGGGGACGGCAGCGACGGTGGTAGTAATCCTTTCAGTGGACAAAATGGATTCAGCCCACAGGTACTTCCTAACCAGTCTGCTGGAATACCTAATCCGGTCCCAGGAGTTGATACACCATTCCAGACCGGTCCCAACGTGGAACCTGGTAGAGAACGCCCCGGCGCACAAACCGACTTTGGTCCACTTTAAGGAGATATTATGGCATTTCTTGATACATCCACAGGTTACTTAGTAGAATCAGCTAATAGCCCATCAGTTGTTGAAGTCTCACTGGATTCTTCAGGACACGTAGCATCATTCATTAGTTCGAACCAAGAAGTTGCCCGGGCAACTGATTATGCATTGGGTAATTATCCTACTACCAGCTCCAATTCTGGCGGTAGCTTTAATATCAATTCACTAAATACTGGTGGTGTCGATAATATAAATCTAGATGGTAGCGTTGGAGATACTAAAATGAATGACCAAGAAAAGATTGCCAACCTAGTTTCTCAATGGAACTCAGGTGCGTTTGGCCAAGATATCCAGAGATTTCTGAGTACCCTAGCAACATCTTTAGGTGTTAGCGAGGACACCATTCTAGATAAATCTGGTGGTCAAAGTATATGGGAGGCGGTAACAAACCAATTCAAAACAGTCGGTGCACCCACGGCAATGCCTTATGGTACTGGCGGCGTAAATAGTGGCGTAAATACCGACTTCCGTAATCGAGAATTTGCTGAACAAGATGACAGACTGGTTCGCGCACGAGGGATTGGTCAGGTACTTGGTAACTTGTCACCGTTGTCGAGACGTGCTGCCAACAGTGCATTCTCAAGATTCCAAGACCTTTCAGGAATCCTTAACTTTGGACCAAAGCAAGAACGCGGTGATGCTTTTTCATCATTCCTAGGTGCCCCCCAGGAAACTCGTCAATCACTAGAATCTAAGATAAATAACTTGCTTGACGCTAACTTTGCCAGTGACGAGGGAGCTGCACAATTCAACTACACATTTGGCGACCCAGAAGATGCTGCCGCTGCTGCCATCCAGCCATTCTTGCAAAGTCTGGCACCTAGAATGCGCGCAGGAGTTGCATCAAACCTAGGAACCCAATTTGCCCAGAGATTTGCACAGCAACCCGACCAATTCCGTGGTGAAGGTGCTGCTGCTGATGTGTTCAAGGATTTCCGTGGTAGAGGGTTCCTGGCTCCACGATGACTACAAGTGCTTTTGGAGCATTCCAACCAAATTCATTCTTTGACCAGTTTGATAACGACTTCTTTAGCCAAGCATCTCCGTTTGCTGGGTTTGATGACTTTCTGGAAGAAGATGAAGGACTCAATCTGTCATTCCAAGGGGCATTGAATAGGTCCAATTTACCATCTAGCCAACGTAAAAAGGCACAGGAACAAAGACAGGATATATTCAGTCAGTTCCAAGGTCTACAACGTTTTGACCCAACCCAAAGATTTACCCCGTTCATTGAGAACTTTGACTTCAGACGTAACCAATTCCAGACACCGCTAGGTGAACGTGGCGGTAGAACTTCTCCAAGGACATCTTTCATTAGATAATGGTAACACCTAAACAGATAACTGAAACTCAGGAAGAAAGGCGTAAAAGTATCCTGTTAGGTTTGACTGGTGGTTCTTCTGAGTCGCCACAGGTAACTCCTGAGCCGGATGTTCCAGTTACAAGTGATGCCATTGATACTAGTGCAAGAGACCGTATTCTTAGTGCTCTTAGTGGCACATCTACGGAACCAATTCCAGTAGCTACTCTGGCACCAACTGCACCAACTGAACAACCCCTAGTTTCTACCCCCCTGCCGTCGCCAGTCCTTGGTATAGCCTCTGCCCAGGATACTGGCGACGGCAGGTTAACTGAAGGAACTGGTCGCAAGAGCCAAGCAGAACTCATGGAAGAGTTCCAACGTGGTGATGACCCGCAGGTAGGTCGCTATGGACAGAAGCTTGCTCCGTTTGAAGAACGTGGCCCTGAGTTTGGGACACTAGAATCTATAAATCGAGTATTCCTAGAAGGTCCAACAACGGGAGTTCAGATAGCAGGCCAACTAGCTGGTGAAGGCTTAGCTGAAGCGATAGCTATTGCAAGAAACGAGGTCGAAGGAACTCCAGGATTTGGCAGAATAGTTGACCCATTTGATATTGGACGTGAATCAGCCTTACTAGATAGACTTCCTGGTGAAAGTTTCTGGGATGCTATAGAACGACGTAGAAATGACCGTAACTTGGCTCAGAACCTTGGTATTGATATTGCTGGTGACATTGCAGGAACAGGTGGAGTAGGTTCTGTTCTTCGTGGAGCTGGTAATACTGCTAGAAGGTTGGCTCCAATAGGGACAGGGGCATTAGAGAATCAATTAGATATAATTCCTCGCGCTATGGGGCGTATTCCTGGGGTTGGAGGAGTAATTGGGCGTAGAACTCCATCTGTTGTGGAAGATGTACGCTCTGTCGGTCCGAGTGCAAACCCTAGTATCCGAGGTTTGTCTCCACTAGAACAGCAACGCTTGCTGGCCAAACAGATACCTTTGAGACCAACGGTAGAGGCAGGTCGTCCTTCTGGTCAGTTAGCTTTACCAGCACCAGTAGAACCAGTTACTATTCCAGCCCCATTGGTTGACGGGAAGGCTCTAAGACAAAGAGAGATATTAGAACTCCAATTAGATACTGACGAACTAATTAATCGGTCGTTTACTCCTAGTCGTGATGTGCCAATAGAATTGCCTGGAGACGTTCCTAGAGTACGCGGGCCAGTATCTCCACTCCCAGAAGATGACCTTAGTTTGGTGATTGTAACTAGGGAAAATCCTGCTGGTGAGAGGATTACGTTTGTAAGTAAGAAATTAAAAGAAGAAGCAGAGGCTCAATTTGGGCCATTGGGAACACGCCAGAGCCAGGTTGTTAAAGTTCTACCTGGGAATGCAACTGGTCCCGAGGTACAAAAAGCAGTAGATTCCCTGTCTAGAACCATTCCCGTTTCAGGAGAAGTAAGTACTCCGATAGTCCGTAATGTAGCTGGCAGGAACGTCTCACCGCGTCTTAATCAGACACAATTGATTGGAGATTTAAACTCACAAGGAACTAGAGATATACGCTTAAAGTTACGTGCAGTGGAATCTAATATCGAAAAAATGGTCGTAGATGCTGAAAATCTAACTGGTACTGCTAGGGCCAATGCTCGTAAACAAATCGCAAATCCCGATATTGGGAAACCACGGATGAGCGTTTCTCATAGAATGGCTGTCTTGCAAAAAGAGGCTAAGGAACTTAGACAGGCAATTGATAACATCGTTACTCCTGCCCCATCTGCACCGCCATTTTCTGGTGCAGCACGACCCCAGGGAGTTGTAAAGCGGGAACCATTTAGA